AACTTGACAGGCAAAAATACAGGTTTGATAGGCAAACGGGGCTTGTGGTTCCCAACGTAAACTTTAGCGTTTACATGCTTGTAATTGATGGGAACCGCAGGTTCGCCAAGGTTAAAGGCTTACTGCTTAAAAAAGTGTTGACACTCGCCGAGTTTCTCGCATGTTAACTCGGCTCTTTTCATAGGCATCAAATTACCAAAAGAGGTGTAAAAAGAATGAGTTTTGAAGCTGCAAAATGGACAACCGCATACATCAATGACCTTCCAGATTCCGCCTTCGCTCTCATCGAGCCTGGCGGCGAAAAAGACGAAGAAGGCAAAACTATTCCAAGAACTTTGCGCCATTTGCCCCATCATAAGCCAAACGGAGACATAGATTTGCCTCACTTGCGAAATGCTATGGCAAGGGTAACCCACATCAAACCCGCCAACATGAGTAAGGATGAAGCTGTCAAAAAAGCCCATGATCATCTTTTGAAGCATTACAAGGACTTGGGCATGACTCACCCGAAATGTAGCGTTCCAGGATGTGAAGGCTACTATCCAAAGGAACAGAAGAAAAGCATGTTGGAAGATTGGCAATCGTTCAAAAGTTGGCAAGAGGCTTTCTTTACCGCGCATGGTAAACAAGTTGCAATGGTTTACTGAAAATGGGTAAAAACCACAAGAAAAGGCGGAAACTTCGCCGACTTAAAATTTTAGGGTTAATTTGAGGTGAAACGGAAAATGCAGTTGAAATATTACGTGCCATTCAAAGCCGTGGAGCAGGGTGAAAAGGCACAGTTCGCTTTGAAAGAGGGCCTAATCAACATTGAAGGGGTCGCCATAGACACAAGCGTAAACGCTAACAAGTGGCAAGTGCCCAAAGAAGACCTTCAATATATTGTGGACAGCCTTAAAGGTGCACAACTTCGAGTTGACCATGCTGAATCAGCGCTTATGGTTATGGGTAAAGTTGTGGATTCAATGCTTGACGGAGACAAAGTTTTGTTCAGAGCCGAGGTCGGAGACGAGAGACTCATCGATAAAATCATTAGAGGTTACGTTACGCATGTCAGTATCCAAGTTGATAGTGACGAGGTTGAATGCTCAAAGTGTAAGCGTCCAACACGTAAAGAGGGCAGGCTTGTCCACCTTTGCCCTGGCGCTTGGGAAGTTGTCCGCAAACCAAAAGTTCGAGAATTAAGCATTGTTGCATCTCCAGCTTACCAGAACACAAGTTTTCAACCTTTAGGCTTTTACGCAGCTATGAACGAGGCTCAATGGGGAGCCGTTCTCGAATCATTATGCAAGTCTGGCGTTATAGAAAAGCCAGAGTCACAGTCATCTGTTAAAGGTGATAATGTGGGTTCTAAGCCATTGGAAAGGCTGCAAGAACCTGAAAACAAAATTGTAAACAAGCAAAATGAGGTGAAGCCCATGTCCGCAAATGCGGAGCAGAAAGCTTCACCGCAAGTGGCACAGGCAACCGTAAACGTTGCTCCAGGCGAACAATCGCCTAAACAAGTCGAATACCAAGATTTCATGAATCAGCTTGAAAAACTCATGCAGCAAATCAAAGGTGAAATGAGCGACGAAGCCATTGAAGCTTTAGAGGCTAAAGTTAAGGCTCTTGAGGCTGAACTTGCTAAACGCGCTAAAAAGTCGACGCTTAGCAAAAAACTAAGCGAACTTTCCAAGCGTTTAAGCGAGGTTGAAGCTAAAAAGGGTGAAGAAGCTGAAGAGGCAGAGGAAGCTGAGGAAGCGGAAGAAACTGAAAAGGTGCCAACGCCAGTAAGCGAAGCCAAAAAGAAAGGCTCCGCTGGAAAAGGAGTTGTAGCTGTTGACGTTCTCGAAAAAGATGCTTTGGCAAACTACGACTGGTTCAAGGATCTGTTGAAGGCTCACAAGAAGCTTGTTGGTTTCCAATAGAAAGGTGATTTGTTATGTCTTTTGATGCGCAAATAGCTGGAAACATTTACTCGCTTCCAGGCGATCTTGTAAGCTTCACGGCAAGCGGCACAATAACGAAGGGGCAAGTTGTTAAAATTGCTGGAGCTATGACTGTCGCTGCAGCTTCAGCCGTGACGGACTATGTTATAGGCGTGGCAGTGACAAACGCTTCAAACGGTGGAAAAGTCACTGTTGCAATGGGATGCCCAATAGTTTGGCTAACAGCAAGCGGAACAATCAATGCTGGAACAGTTGTGAGAGCTGGCACGGGCGGAGCAGTTTCAAGCACGGCTGCGGGAACATTAGCTTACGCTGTCGGCTACGCTCTTGAAGGTGCGTCAGACGGCGGTGTGCTTCGTGTAGCAATCGCACCGTTTGTTTGGCCTGCAAGTTAAAGGTGATAATATATGTCGCTTTTTAGAGATGCTTTCACATGGGTTGACACTGGCGCAATAGCATATCCAGCGTTGCACAAGAAAATAATCGAGTTAACCATGCCCGCTCTGGTTGTTAAGAAACTGTTTCCAGAGTTTCCGCTTGTAGCGGGTAAAACAGCAACATTTGTCAAGCAAAGCGGAAGTCGCGCAGCTGCAATTACCGAGGTGAATGAGGGCAGCGAAATGCCAATGGATTACACGCCATACACGTATATCACAGTGACGCCCTACAAGAAAGGCTTAAGGGAAAGGGTAACCCGAGAGTCAATTGAAGACCTTTACATTCCAGTCATCGAGGACCAGTTGCGCCGATTGGCAAGGCGTATGGCTTACACCATCGACAAAGACTGTCAAACAGTGATAGATTCAGCCGCGGGCAACAGTATAACCGCAACAGGCACAAGCCTAAGCGCGACGGGCACAGAGTTCACCATCACAGGTGGATTAGGAACAAAGGACATTCTGAGGGCGAAAGCAACAATTGAGGGCTACGGTTTAATCCCAGACACTATTCTAATGAACCCGGTAAACGCAAGAGACGTGTATTATCTGCCCCAGTTCTCGCTATACGCTTATTATGGCGAGGAAGTTATCCAGACTGGGGCTGTCGGCACCATTTACGGCATGAACGTTTACATAAGCCCAGTTATACCAGCAGGAACAGCCTACATACTAAGCACTGGACAAAACGTGTCAGCAGCCTATGCGCCATTAGGCTTCTTCGTTATAAAGAGACCTTTGACAAGCGATTTGGAAATCAAGAAGGAGTTTGACGCTGTTGATGTTGTCTTGTCAACAAGGTATTCGCCTGTAGTCACTTATGGTGAAGCAATCGTGAAGGTTACAGGGTTAGCTTCAAGCTAAACAGCCTAAGTTTTCCCCTGTTTTTTGTTTCCCATTTTTGTTTCAAAGCCAACCAACATTGCGTGGTTGGCGAAACAAAACCGTAAAAAGGAGAGGTGAAAAAATATGTCTCAAACACAAGGAAATGGCAAGCCACACCGCGTGTTATTCCGCCTAATAAAAGGCTTAATTTACGGAAGCGTCATAGGCATGGTTTTCGGTTCAGCACTTTACCTGTTGGCTTCAGCCGTTAACCAGATAGCTCCGTTGCCTTTTGCTCCAGCAATTTGGGCAGCTTTGATTTTCGGCGCAAGCGTCACAGCTGGAACAGCAGTTGAATACAGTGACTGGCTTGAAGGGCAAGAGTAAACTTTCCATCCTAAGCCACATTATTCACGGCTATATGGCGGGGCTTATGGCTTCGCTTGGATGGTTAGGCTACGCAATATCCCTTTTCTTTTTTGTGCAATTTTTCATTTACGAGTATGTTGAAGAAACAAAAATTCATGATGAAATGTTTCATGAATTGCGCGAGTGGACTTTCAGTTTTATCGCTGGCTTGGTGACGCATATATGTATGCAACTGTAAAAAAGAAAATTAAAGATTGGAAAATATACTTGTGGGGACCACTTTTCCTAATTTACTATTGGTTTTTATGGCAGTTGGATTTATGTGCAGCATGGTATGTGTGGAGTTATGGCAGAAACGATTACATTGACGGGTGGATATTTGAAAAAATGTTAGGGCATGAATTTTTTAAAGTTACAAGTTTCTACAATTTTTGCATGTTAATACTGCTGATTTTTCCAGTTGCAACTTTCACATTATACAATGCACGAAATGTTTACCATAAAATAAGAAAGAAAAGGGGTTAGAAATGACTGTGCAATATGCAACCTTAAGCGATATTCAAGGCGTCTTAAACGCTACATACGACAGCATAAACCACACTTACACAGTTTACGGCTTAACAATTCAAGAAGCAAGTTTCCAAGCGCATCTTGATTTCGCCAACACTTACATCAACGCCTTGTTAGGCAGAGACTTAACAACTGACGACCCGAAATATCCAATTGCAAAAATGAGCGTGATAGACTTAACTTGCATCCGCATCCTTGTAGTGTCAAGTGGGGGAGCAATGATAGGGGCCTTCGACTATTTCTTGGGTGATTTGCGTGTAGCCCGCGCTGGACCCTACGCTGAAGCAATTGAAAGAACCATTAAAGGCTTTCAGGAGGATTTTGTGCGTCAAATGGTTAACTTGGCAACGCCTGTCCAAGCTGCAGAGGCGTCGGCTGCGGGTGAAGTGCCAACTTACCGTGGAGGTTTGGTGTCGCCGTGACATTCAAAAACTATGTGAAATTGAAACTTAACGGGCGTGTTGTCGTTTTAGATCCGCCCGTGGACATCGAGAAGCTTGCTGAAAACTTTGAAGTGGAGCCGTGCAGTAGCTGATGGCAGATGCTGCAGCAGTTTTAAACCAGCACCTATACGACAATTGGGCGCTTGCAAGCCCAGCGAACACGGATATTTACTGGGCTAAAAGCAAAGTTGAAGCCATAGACTTCACGAAGATGGGTAAAAATTACGTTTTAGCGTGTTATGCGCCGATGTCCGCTGCAAACGTGCGTGTTGAAGCTAAAGACGTTTTGCTTGTTGAGCAGAATGTTATGGTTGACATCCTCGTCCGTGTCGTCACATCCGTGACTGATGCCGTAACTGCGAGGGAAAACATGCGCGGCGAGGTTTATCGCATACTTAAAGCTTCTACGCCAAGCGGCTTCGGATATGCCGACGTCACTCGTGAGTTTAACAAGAATGAAAGTCCAGACTTGGCGCGTTTAAGTTTGCAGGTTAAAATGGTGAGTTTAACGTGAGCCTAAAAATTGACGTTGACTGTTCACAAGTTGAGGCTTTCGCTGAGGCCTTAAAACAGATGCCTGACGGGTTAAGGGATAAGTGGGTTGAATGTTTAGGCGAGGTTGGAAGGCAAATTGTTGTTAGGGCAAGGGCTTACGCGCCTGTCCGCACTGGAGCCTTGAGGGCGAGCATTTACGAAACTATAACGCATGATTTAGTGCTTCGTGTAGGCGCTTACGTTTATTACGCATTGTTTCAAGAGTATGGAACACGTTACATTGCGCCAAGATATTTCATGACGCGGGCAATTCAAGAAAACTTGCCTCTGTTAACTTTTGCAATGGGAGAGGCAATTAACGAAGTTTGGAGTAGCTTGTAAAGGTTCACCACAAAGCGGGTGGACCGCAAGAGTGAGGTGAAAAAGTAAATGCCATTGTTAGGTAGAACTGCCGTTATACAGTTGGGTGGAACAAACATTGGATACTGCAAAAACGTCAGCGTAAGCATAGACGCAGCACTGCTCAAGGAATACTACATTAACGCTACGACTCCTGACCAGCCAGCGTTCCTCGCGAGTGGAAACAAAACTTTCAAGGTTAGCGTTGACAAGGCTTACATTGACAGCACGTATGCTACGAACGTGTTGAACGGGACAGCCGTAACCATTGTAGTTCAACCAGAAGGAACAGGCACAGGAAAGCCGAAAATAACTTTAAGCAACGTTGTGTTTTCAAGCTGGAAAATAAGTGTTGACCAAGCGGGAATAATTGCGGAAAGCATGTCAGGCGAAGCGACAAGCATAGCTTGGGGCACACAGTAGCAGCCCTAAACTTTCGGAGAGTGATTTCTAATGCCGTTAGTCGGTAGAAACGCATTGCTTTACCGTGCAGTTTACCCGTCAAATTTAACAGTGAACCCGCCAGCAAACAGCTACTCGGAAACCTTCACTTCAGCAGAGCGAATGGACGCTGGAGAAAAAGCCCGAGTAACATACAACTACACGAGCAACGCCAACATAACCGAGCTTTATGCAGTTTTCCAATGGCTTGACCAGAGCAACACGGAAATCAGCAGAGACACAGTTAACATAACGCCCAACACTTCTGGAACGCGCACAGATGAGAAGACAGCCCCTGCAAACACTTACAGCTTCAAGTTTGGCATAAGAGCCAAAAGCGGAACCACAGCGGGCACGGCGAGCTTCACAAGCATAACTGAACGCATATTGTTCGGCATGGCT